CACCCCAACCGGCTATAACTCAACCAGCACAGGAACCTAATTCTGGTGATACTGCTGGGCAAGTTAATCAACCTGATACAGAGCAGATAGACTCTGCTGAAGGATTTCAATCAGCTTTACATGCTATGCTTGCGATAGTGCAGTCAGAGAGTCAAGTTATTGCTGCTGGTGAAAAGCTCGAAAAACCTGTTATACAAGCCGATATATCGACAATTACGCAAGATTTTTATAAAGCCGGAATATTTGATAAAGTTTTTGATACATCAGTCAATAAGATAATACCAGGCAGTAGATTTGATATTACTCAATACGCAAAGAGAGGCTTTAATAGTGATTTGTTGGCATATCCTGACGACAAAGTGGTTGAAGGCGGATTTTTGGATGGATTAACTATTATCCCAGACGTTGACTTCAAAGCTCTCAGCAAAGCTTACGTAGTTAGATATCCAAAACAGGCACCGGACGGTAGTTTAGATACCGTACGCTTACCTGTATATCTGCAATTTGGATACTTACTTGCCTTCCTAAATAATATGTGTTTGATATACGATTCAAAGTTACAAACATCTACTTTTCAAGAAGCAGCAGGAACCGAAAAGCGACCATACATTTATATTGATTTTAATCCTGAAACGAATTTTTGTTTAAGTTCTCCACAGCAGATGTCGATCGATCCTAACATTTGCTTGATACCTTTTAATTCATCTGACACCGATTATAAATCACTTTTTGGAGAAGGAATAAAAACTAACGGTTTTTTTGATCCCGAAAACCAGAATATAATTACTGCAGCCTTAAATAGCTATAAACTATTTTATAAATCTTTATCTAATCCCTACCAAGGTAAAATAATGAATATTCTTTTAAACGTTGATTATTTATTAAGACTTGTCAGAGAATATGCCGGAGCAGATAAAGAACATGCAGTAAACTTACAGCCTTTTCTTGAGAGAATAGTTGCTGATGTTAATAAATCATTAGGTAATATAAATACCTTAAGGGTTGCTTATAGGGACGATGCTAACGTAGTTCAAATAGTAGATGATCAATGGGTACCTAACTTGCAAGGAGAAAAGTCCCTCATAGATAGACAAAAATATTTAGATACTCTTAACCAGGCTAAAGATCCTATTTTATCCGGACAGTTACCGGTATTTGAAGCACCAAGTCTTGGACTTGATCAACCTAATGGAACTTTCAGTTTAGCTAGAGATTTTCAATTTAGGACAACTATGTCTACTAAGCTAGCTAGTATGATAGCAATATCTGCTCAAGCTGCTACCGGATCAATTAATGCAAAAGATCATTCTTCTTTAAGCTATTTAAATAGAAATTTTCAAGACAGATATAAACCGATTATTCAAGACCCTTCTAATAAAAATAAAGGAACTAACAATAATGACACTAGTAAAGTAAACCAAGCATCTAACGATCAAAAAGCAGCCGATACTTTCAATGCCCATGTCGCTAGTATTTATTCTAACGCTCAGCTTGCTGAAGATAGAATCGAGATGGCAAAAAACTATTATATCGAAAGAATGTCTAAAGTTAAGTCTTCAGATATTACAACTACAGCAGCACCGTTTATACCCGCCGATCTCGAAATTGAAATAGATGGTATAAGCGGAATAATAATGGGGAATGCTTTTACAATACCGGAAAGTAGATTGCCTTTATCTTTGAGAGCTGAAGACGGATATACAAAAGTAGGATTTATTGTTACTGGACTCTCACATACTGTCGACAGTAATCAATGGCTAACAAAGATAAAAGGTCAGATGATTAAATTGAGAGATGATTCACTTTTACGTACTTTTACAACTTTCGCACTCAAGAAAAAACAAAGCGAATACGCAGCACCTGCTTCTGCCGGAAATAGTGTAGTTGAAAAAATTAGAACAACGCCATGGAGTGCTGGATTTATAAGCTATGTTATGAAGCAAGCAGGAGTATCATTTCCTTTTAACGCACAACATACGGTTTATGCACAATCGTTAAGAAACAGTAGCAGAAGCTTTGAGATTTTAAATCCAGCAACCAATATAGTAAAAGCAGGTGATATAATAGTAGCAAACCGAGACAATAATCTTACGTTTAATACAAATCCATGGTCAGGAAGTTCCCACGGGGATATAGTAGTTAGCGTAAGCGGCAATAGCGCTAGCGGTGTGGGAGGTAATTTAAGCGAAACGGTAAGCAAATATTCTATTCCGCTTATAGATGGAAAACTTCAGACCGGTACTGCTCAAAACCCTAAGTTTTTTGTTATTTTAAGACCCCCTGCTAGTTTAGTACAGGCGATAATAAGTAAAGCAAATGAGGAATATAAGCTATGGAGTGATAATAAGTGGAAAGAAACTACCGCTAGCGCTATTCCAAGACTTAGACAATACTACGGAACTATAGGAATAACGATTTAAATATGCCACTAAGATATTATCCATTAGCAGCAATTCAGCAAAATAAATACACTAGAGGTAATCAATTTTTGCTTCCTGATAAAACTCCGTATACAGGGAGATATTATACACTGTATAACGGTAGATCTTTTACAGGAATAAATCCAGTACTAGGTGCAAACTTACCTCTAACACCTATCAATGAACCCGAACTAACTGATGCATCTTTACTAGCCTCCCAAAGATCCCTTTTATCAGGACAGAATCTTGAAATATCAGGACCTTATGCAGCGTCAAGAATACAGAATAGCCAAGGAAGTAGTTTAGTACTTACTGAGCTTACATCTTATTTTCCTGATCCGCAAGCTGATGATTATGCACGTGGTTATTTTACACGGTATTTTGCAAAGACAGTTAGTGGTCCCGGGTATGTTTTTGAAATATCAAAAATCAATTGGACAAAAATACAAAACGGTGATATTGCTGTTGAAAATATTTTAGGTTATGAAAGTATAGATATGCTGTGGCAATTAACCGGTCCGCTAAAAGATACAAGAGTATCTCAGTATCAAATTAAGGGCGGAGTATATAATACTAATAAACGGGTTACTGAAGCAAAAAACAAAGTCTTTAACGGATTGCTTGAATTTATAGGTGAAGATTACACGAAGTTTGCAAAAATAACTCCTTAAAAGTTGAATTAGACCTTGTTTTCATTTACCTTTAATAAAGGTTATAAATAAATGTTATGTACTATATAGTCGAAACTATAGAACAATTAAAACATCTTCCAAAAACAAATCAATGTTTTATAGATCTAGTTTCACTTTCCGAAGAAACCCACCCACTACTAACATCTCCATGCGTCCTGTATTATAACGATTTTAAAAAAGGATACATTTTTCCTATAAACCATTCTGAAGGGTTTTCCTTAAGTCTTGACGATATACAAAATTTAATTTTTGATATTAAAAAAGTATATTTACTAGATAAAAAATGGCATTCTTATTTTTTTCATATTCCGCAAGGAATAGATCTGTATTTTAATATCCTAGATAAAGCAGGAGAAATAAAAGATCTCCAATTTAATACACCCGTACATCTTGACTTTTATAATAAGTTTAAATATAAAGAGCAAGTAAATACTCTTATACCTATTTCAAAGCATTATGAAAAGAGTGAATCTATATTTGAAACAGTTAAGAGCTATGTAGGATCTGAAAACGATCAGAAATGGCAAAATGAGTATGTCGAAGCCTATAAATGGGTAGAAGAACAAGGTATAACAGTAAATGAACGGGTATTTGATAAGTTTTTTGAACCTACATGGAAGGCTAGATCTTTTAAAGATAATAGAATCTATACAAGCTACAACCTTTATAATATTACTTCTAGACCTACTAATGCTTTTAATGGAATTAATTTTCTTGCTTTAAATAAAGAAAATGGTTCTAGAGCAAGTTTTATACCTCAAAATGATATCTTAATTGAATTTGATTTTGATGGTTATCACATAAGGTTAATAGCTAACATGTTAAACGTACCGCTTCCCTCTGACGAATCTATACATGTAATACTAGGTAAGCAATACTTCGGAAAGCAAGAACTATCACCTGAAGAGTACCAAGAATCTAAGAAAATAACCTTCAGGCAACTCTATAACGGAATCGAAGAGAAATATAAAAATATAGAGTTGTTTTTTAAGGTTGATCAGTTACTAGAAGCAGTATGGGTAAAATATAAAAGAAATAGTTTTTTAGAACTACCAAATAAAAGAAAATTAAAGATAGAGAATGCTAACCCGCAAAAACTTTTTAATTACTATGTTCAATGCCTAGAAACTGTTAATAACGTAAAAAAGCTAAATGATTTACGTATATTATTCAAAGGTAAAAAAAGCAAAGTAATTTTAATAGTTTACGACTCAATTCTTGTTGACTATTCAACTGAGGACGGAAAAGGATTTCTAAAGCAAATAAAAGAAGTGCTAGAACAAGATGGATATAGGGTTAAAGCACAAAAAGGATACAACTATAACTTTTAGAAGTAATTATAGATATTTATTATGGCATACATTGAATTAACGCAGGAACAATTGAAAAATAAGTTATTTTGTACGTTTTCTCCTAAAAACAAGCTAGAAGATACATTAGCTATAATCCAGAAAGAGTACTCAATAATGTACAGTAAGATCTTTGTGCTTGAATCTTATGATTCTGAAGAGCTTCTGTGTACTTATAATATTGAAGTTGAAAATTCCACTACAAAAGTTTTACCTAATACAATTCTTTTACATCGAAAGAAAGAGACAAATACGTTATATACTATTAACAGTCTTAATCTTCTTATAAAATCACTTAACGAAGGTGTACTTGATATATCATTTAGAATAAACTGGAATGATTTCAGAAATACTGTCCTCCTTTCTCAAGGCGACGAACTTAAAAAGCTTTCCACAAAGATTCACAAAATAATCAATCTATAAGTTGTTAGTTTGAGGACCTTTTCTTATATTCTCATTTAAACCTATTTTTAATTAAAACTATAAGTTATGGGTATGGATTTAGGCGCAATTAAGTCTAAACTAACCGCCTTGCAAAATCAAAGGCAAAGCGGTCAAAAGAGAGATATGTCTCTTATTTTATGGAAACCGTCAATAGGTAAGCATGTTGTCCGTATTGTTCCGGCTTTATGGGATAAATCAAATCCTTTTAAAGAGGTAATGTTCCATTACGGTATTGGAAACAAGGTAATGCTAGCCTTAACTAACTACGGGGAAAAGGATCCTATTGTAGAGTTTTCCAAACAGCTTGCTTCTAGCGGCGATAAAGAGAACTGGATTATGTCTCGTAAATTAGAACCAAAGATGCGTGTATTTACTCCTGTTATCGTACGCAGCGAAGAAGAAAAAGGTGTACGCCTTTGGGAATTCGGCAAGCAAATTTATGCTGAATTATTAAGTCTAGCTGATGATCCTGATATCGGAGACTTTACTGACATTATTCAAGGCCGCGATATAACTATCGAAACCACCGGGCCTGAAACTAACGGTACTTCTTTTAACCAATCGAAAGTACGAGTACGTACAAAAACAACACCACTATCTGAAGATTCAAAAGAGGTAGAGAAGTGGCTAGCAAATCAACCGGATTTATTTAGTAGTTTCAGGAAGTATAGCTACGAAGATATGAAAGAAGCCCTACTTGGATGGTTGAATCCAGAAGAAACCTCTGAAGAGCTTCCTCCTACCGCTAAACAGGAAGCTACACCTCCTGCAAAACCAAGCTCTCTTTCTCTAAATACTCCAAAGGCTAAACCTAGCATTGACGAAGAATTCGATGATCTATTTAAGTAAATATTTATGGTTAAACTAGCTAAAGCCTCGTTAAACGAAAGTATAGCGGGAGCTGTTAAAGGTACTTTTAATTTAGAAAAGTTTATTCAATCTAAAAATCTTTCAAGTACCTCAATAAAAATGAAAGAGCAAACTTGGATTCCTTTATCAAAGGCTTTTCAAGACTGTCTTTCTATCCCCGGTATTCCGGTTGGGCATATCTCGTTGCTACGTGGACATTCAGATACTGGTAAGACTACTGCTCTTTTAGAAGCTGCAGTTAGCGCTCAAAAGACTGGTATCTTACCTGTATTTATTATTACTGAGATGAAATGGAATTGGGATCATGCTAAGCAAATGGGACTTGTATTCGAAGAAGTCCCTAACGAGGAAGGTGAGGTTGCTGATTACAAAGGGTTTTTTATTTATATAGATAGAGAAAGACTAAATACTATCGAAGATGTAGCAGCATTTATTGCAGATCTTCTTGATGAACAAAAGAAAGGTAATCTACCCTACAACTTACTGTTTCTTTGGGATTCAGTAGGATCTATTCCTTGCCGTTTATCAGTCGAGTCTAATAAAAATAATAATGAGTGGAATGCAGGTTCTATGTCACAGCAGTTTGGTAATTTTATCAATCAAAAGATTGTTTTATCACGCAAACAAAGCCAACCTTATACTAATACTATGCTTGCGGTTAATAAAATCTGGGTTGCTAAAGCTGAGAATATTATGGCCCAGCCTAAGATGAAAAATAAAGGCGGTGATACAATGTATTTTGATGCTTCTCTAATTATTACTTTTGGTAATGTAACTAATTCAGGAACTAATAAGATTAAAGCAACTAAGAACGGAAAGGACGTTGAATTTGCTAAACGTACTAAAATAAGTTGCGATAAGAATCACGTAAATGATGTTACATCTACTGGACGGGTAATTATGACTGCTCATGGCTTTATTGATGATACAAAACAAGCAATTGATGCTTATAAGAAGCAATATTCAAAAGATTGGCTTAAAACTCTTGGCTCTAAAGATTTCGATGTAATTATTGAAACTGACGAAGATAACAAAGACGTTTTTGATCCTACTGAAGAATAGCTTATGTTCGGTTTGAATTAAAGTTGTGACAAGAATAAACTTAGGTATACCACCTAAAGAACTAACAAATAAGCATCTTATTGCTGAACATAGAGAGTTAAAACGTATACCGAACGTTGTAGCTAAAGGTAGATTTAATCTTAGTAGTATACCTCAAGAATTTAGCTTAGGAAAAGGTCATGTATCTTTTTTCTACGATAAATTAGGGCATTTAAAAGAGAGGTATATTGAATTATACAACGAATGCATATCAAGAGGATTTAATGTACAGAATTACTTAAAGTCATGGGACTGTATACCTCAAGAGTTAATGAACGGTTATACGCCTACCGAAAAAGATATTCATATAATACGTGAAAGGATAGCGGACAGGCTTGCAAATCCAATCGCAAAACAAAAAAAAATGGACTACAGGAAAATCTTTGAACAGATGGAGAAGCAAGAGCCGGTAGAGTTACATAAGAATAGTAGAGTACTTATTGTTGATTCTTTAAATACTTTCCTTCGTAGCTTTACAGCTATTAGTCATATCAATCTAAGCGGGGCACATATCGGAGGTTTAGGGGGATTTTTAAAATCTATAGGGTCTCTGATAAAACAATTGCATCCGACAAGAGTTATTTTAGTGTTTGACGGACAAGGGGGGTCTACTAACAAGAGATATCTTTATCCAGAGTATAAAGCTAATAGACATATTACAAAAATTTCTAATTGGGATGCTTTTGACGACCAAGAAGAGGAGTCAGAATCGATAACTGCTCAAATAGTACGTCTAATTGATTATCTCAAATGTCTCCCTGTTGATCTCGTAGTCGTAGATAAAATTGAAGCTGACGACGTAATAGGCTTCTTAACAGGGAAATTTAAAGATAAAGTATTTATTATATCGACTGATCAAGATTACCTCCAATTGGTAAAGAAAGATGTTACTGTTTTCAGTCCAGTAAAGAAAATTATTTACAACCCATATCAAGTCCTGACCGATTACGGTATACCACCCCATAACTTTTTAACCCATAAAATTATAGTAGGGGATAAAGGAGATAACGTACCTGGGGTAAGAGGTATAGCAGCAAAAACCCTTATAAAATTATTTCCTGCGATTGCAACTGAAGATAGATTTACTATAGAGGAACTGATAAAGGAGTGCGAAGGAAAAGATAAGAAGTATGCTAACATTTATAACTTCAGAAATCAACTTCTTATAAATAAACAGTTAATGGACTTAGAGAATCCAAATATTCCCGATTCCGATAAGTTAGCTCTTGAAAATATTGTTGCAAATCCTAAAAATAATTTCGACCCTAATTGTTTTGTAAGATTATACAAAGAAGATCAGCTAGGAAAAACATTGCTAAATCCTCAATTATGGCTTAATGAAACTTTTGCAAAATTAATTCAATATAAGTTAAAAGATCAATAAAAGATTGTTATATTAGAATATGAGTGTTTTAAATCAGCTGAACCAGTACGGCGTAAGCTTTCAAATAAAAGTCCTATCTAGTCTTCTTAAGCATAGAGAATTTCTGCTTAGTATATTCGATATTCTCGAAGAAGACTATTTCGATAATCCAGCTCATAAATGGATTGTAGAGGAAATTTTAAAATACCATTATAAATTTCATACTACACCAACACTAGATGTATTAACTGTAGAAATAAAAAAAATTGAAAATGAAATACTGAAAGTATCTGTAATTGAGCAATTAAAAGAGGCTTATAAAGCATCAAACGAAGATAGAGATTTTGTTGAGCAAGAATTTTCTAACTTCTGCAAAAATCAGCAGTTAAAAAAAGCATTACTATCATCTGTTGAATTACTCGAAAAAGGTCAATATGATGATATTCGTTACCTTATTGATACTGCCCTTAAGGCGGGTCAAGATAAAAATATTGGCCACGAGTATGAAAAAGATGCTGAGACTCGTTATAGAACGGAAGAGAGAAGCCCTCAACCTACTCCATGGGAGCATATAAACGGGCTACTACAGGGCGGATTAGGTTCAGGGGATTTAGGTATTATATTCGGCAATCCCGGAGGGGGTAAG